GCAGCTAAAGTCTATCTACGATAGACGCGTTACCTACATTTTGAAGTGAAAAAGAAATGATAAGACCCCTACTCTCCTTACCCAGTAATAGGGTAAGGAGAGTAGTGTTGTCTATTACCGTTTAGCTACTAAATCAGCTACTTTGTTTATCCAGTAATCTACTGCGGAGGCATAGTCACTGGGCTCATCCTGAGTCTGCTCTTGTACCTTAATGTGGTTGTAATAAGCTTTGTTCTCTTCAGAACGAAGGTTCATTGCTGCAGGTTCTGTTCTCCAAGTGTCTTTACCGGCGGTAAGATAGAGAGTAGTAGTGTCCACGCTATAACCATCTTCATCATCGAAATCTCTTAAATCCATCCCTGGTTTATACTCACGGATGGTTTGGATAAAGATACCGATACAGGATTGGTTCTTGTAACTATACACTACTCGCTTAATTAACATAGCATAAACAGGATACATTACACCTTCTTCATCTACGGTATAAGCTACCTTAGGTTTCATGCCTTCAGGTAAACTAAAGAAGACCGTATTGACAGCACGAATGATAATATCACTTTCTTTAACCGGTTTACCATCACCTGTTTGCACTAAGATATCATCCATTTCAAAATCCTGAACGGAAAGTGAATCGGTATAAAGACAGCTACCTTTGGTCGGTGAATGAAACACAGAATAACCGGCTTCTTTATTAAAGACGATTTCCTCACAGTCTTCGGCTTCAGTAATGGGTCCAGTGATACTGTCAATGTAGAGAGTAACCGCTTTGAAGGTATCCCAATTGAGTCCTTTAACTACATTGTAGACACACTCAATGTCCATTAATTCTTCATTGACTAACATTAGAATAAACTCCTTTTAGTTTAGATAGCCAGTAGGCTTGTCTTCACTTTCAAGATAAAACAGAAATTCCTCTTTAGACACATTCTGGCTATCAACCATGGAGTCGATAACGTAGAGAATGTAATCAATAGAGATACATTCGGAGCAAGGTACTTCGTATACACCCCCATTCTCGAAGATGGTATCAACTTCTTCAGGTGATAGATAACCCCATATTGCATTGACCACCTCTATCTCATCTTCGCCGATTTTCATTGAACTCGATATACAGGCGATGTCATTGTGGTGTACTTTACCTTTTGTACGGATTACAGAGTAATTGTTTTCAGGTGAGTATTCCGGAATAAAGTAGAAGAGATTGAAAGCATAGTGGTCATCATTCACTGCCACGGTAACGGTTTTATAACAGAAACCGTAGATAGGTTTCTCTTCACCTGTTTCTTTATCTTTATAGAAGATAAATGGGTCTTCTTCACCGTTTCTATAGGCAATGTTATAGACAGAAATCAACTGTATGTCCTTCTTAGAGATATCCCTATTAATCATGTCTTTCATTTGTTCGAAAACAAACTCTTGCTCATCTTCCAAAATAGACATGGTAACAAGCCTACAAAGAGCATTACCACTCTTACCTATTAGAACCATGGTGTCGATTTCGTCTTCTAAGTGAATGGCACTGATGTCTTCTGGGTTACCAGTAACGACTTCTTCCAATCTCTCCTTAAAGAGACGTGGAATAGAGGCTGTTTGCTCAGCACTTAAACCTACATCTAGATCCAAAACAATCTTTTCATTAGACATAAAGAAATTCCTTTTTACATTAGAATATAAAATACTCTCTCTACCTCAATGGGGTAGAGAGAGTAGAGTTAATCAATTAAGTGGCCTATCAGATTCTTTAAATCCGGCGTATTCTTGTTCGATGTGGTAATCCTCCATTACCTTAAAGCTATCCATGATGATTCTTACGTCACCACGAAGAGCTGAATGGTATTTAGAAACACCTACCTCTTTATCGATAATGTGTCGGTGGAGTTCGCTCAATGAACAAAACTGATTAGAGTAGAACTTAGCTGTCTTTCTACTGACATCTTCGGGTAAAGTAAGGAGTATCCTTTCAAATGCCATTTTACCCTCTTCGCTTAAGTCTTCTCGATAGAACTGGTAGTAAATGAAGCTACGAATATACCCTCTTGCCTGTACCACAATATTACGAATACAATATACTCGAACAGGAACGAGTTCATCACCACTTTCACCGACATAACCAAATACCGGTTTCATGTTTAGTGGAAGCTTAGCAGCATTAGTACTGGTGTAGAGGACTTCTACATTCTCTTTCTCTATATCCTTGTAGTGCCTATTCAGGTTTCTGGTTATTTCATCCAATTCTAAAGGAGAGATACACCTACCCAATATATTGGCATAACAACCATAACGAGGAGAGTAGTAAGAGCGAAGCGTACCAGTAGCATCTAATCGATAGCTATAGCTATCGTCACTCTTATCAGCCATCACTGCTTCCATTAAATCGTAATTGTAGTAATTGAACTTCTCCAGTAGTTCGGAACTAGGTCCTCTAGAGAAGTCCAATACGTACTTGATAGTAGAGAGGTCTTTTTTCATGTTAGAAGAACCTTACGTTGAAGAACTCGTCCAATAAGTCAACCTGAAACTCTATTGCCAATACCATGTAGTTTTCTACGAAGTACTGGGCCAGGTTATTAGGTAGCTTATCAGATGCCGTGGTAATGATACCTTCATCCACTGTATCGTAATCCTGAGTGCTGTTGATGTAATCGTCGTAAGCATCACGAGTGACGTGTTTGTACTTAGGATAGGTCGACATCAGGTATTTCACTCTGTAAAGAGCCATTAGGAATACACAATGACTCTCTAAGTGAATACCTTCCTCAGCTACCTGTTCTGATTTTGTTACTACTGATAAGCTAACGTCAATGATTTCCATCAGTTTATCGTGTAACATGTTCTTCAGCTTCAGTAAGTAAGCTTTATTGCTATTGGCATCGACTACGTATTGGATAAAACCAATGTAGTACAACATTACTGAAATGAAGAAGAACTGCTCAGCATCTGCTTTAGAGGCATAGTCGATATCGAAGAATCCAGTTTCAGTATCGGGTTTTTCTTGAGTATGGTTGTAGTAATCCACCGTATTGATGCCTCTAACGAAGAGGTCATCGTCTTTAGCTGTCTTGTAGAACTCTTCTAATAGGGAATTGACTTCTACAATCAGTTTCTTTCTTTCCAGGTACGTAGCTGTACCTAATGTCTCTTGTACGACAAAAGACAGGATATCTCCACCTTCCCAATTTTCATGGTTTACTAAGATGTCTTTCAAGAAGAACTTCGGTTTCTGATTAACGAACCGATCTGTTACGTACTTCTTGAAACAGTAAGAAACCATTTCATGATTCAGCATTTTAGTTTCCTTTTTGTGTTTTATAAATAAACTACCATTAGAGTATAGAATAAACAACTAGCAAACAGCCATTGAGTTTGCTTTGTCATGTTAATAATATAGTTTTCATTTTAAATAGAATCCACTACTACTCAGTACTCCAGATAGAGAGTACTGAGTAGCATTAGGACTTACGTGGGGTTTTCATTACCTTATTAAACTGTTTCAGCTTAATATCCAGAAAGGCACTGACGACACTATTAACTTGCTTCTCTTCACTGATTAGAGAATTGAGTAGTTGAGGTAAGACGAGTTTCTCTGTAAGGATATCACTAAGTAACTTAGGCATATTCTCACTAAACTCAGCGTAGACTTCGTAGACACAGTTAATCTTCTTTTGCTTACGAAATAAGGATTTCTTCTTCCGTCTGTAGATGTACTGCTTCTTCACCACGATAATCTTGAGATTATTACCGATTTTGGTATGGAAGTCTATCTTGTTGATGATATCAGGCTCAACTAACTCTAATTTCTTCTCACCTAGAAAAGCATCGCTAATGGTGTACACTTTAGTCAATATTTTTTCAATGATACACATCAATTACTCCTAAAGGTGAAAGAAACGATATTCCCCTACTTTTAAGAGTAATAGTTACGAGTGAAAGCCCTTAGTACGATGTATAGCAAAATACCTGTTCTGGTAGCGGCAATAGCCGGAGTGGATTTGACTTTAGTCGCTCTCTTGACTACTTTCTCCATGTCATCACGAATCCCTAACAGTAATGGGTCAGTAGTACGAGAAGAAGTATAGATACCTTTTAGCTTAGAAAGTAATCCAGGGATATCCGACTTATTCTTCATGGCATTACGGTTACTGTATAAGTAAACCAGTAAGTGTGTCATGATTCTTTCAATCAGGTCACTCAACTCAATCTTGTCTTGATTGTTCTTGGAGTAGACATCGGAGATATACCCTAAAGTGTTTCTAAACATCTGTGGAGGCATGGTCTTATTGGCATTTTCAATAATGCTTACTAAGTCTAGTTTAATAAAACTAGGTTTATCCCCAATGATGTCATTTAGGTAATTCTTATAGATTTCCAAAGATTGTTCTTTGTCTTTAAGAATACTCTCCCCATCTGTTTCAATGTAGGTAGCTGAAGTACTGTTAATCTTCAGTCCAGATTCTTGTACCATCTTCTGTAGATTATAGATGCCCTTTAGCATCTCTTTAATACGGGTAGCATTATCGATTACGACATAAACCACTGAATTGGTGTGTCCAGAGGACTTCATGTCGATATCCATTCGGTTAATCGCATGTTTGTGGATGCCGTTTACCATGTCTACCGTATCGTCTGCTCTTTCTCGTATTACTGCTAACCAACTACCTAAACGCTTAATAGCGTAGCGATTAGACATAGAGGCTAAGGTAGCCTCTGCTACAGCCTTAGAGCAAGGAAATGGCCAATGTCGATTCATTCTAGATGTCAAGAAACGAATACACATGACCATCATCACGTCACTCATGGCTTTCTGTTTCTTCTCTTTAGAGAGCTTACCGCTATTCCAAAGGGAATGACATAACCAAACACAGGATAATGATAATGGATCACCTGCTACTTTATACTTTACCGCATCGATAATTAGGTTTAAATCATCTTCTACATCGGATTCATCAATTCCTAAGATTTCTTCAAACCACCTACCTCTATCGTTGTTCGTAAACGTGATTTTGTGGGTACCAGTCAGGGGACCACCCCAAAACTGAGAATCTTCATCGGACTTAGTGATTAACTGGTTAAGGTATCGTTCTACCTTTTGGGTAAACTTCGTATCGAATGATAGATTACACTTATCGTTAAATACGTCTTTTACGTGTTTATACATAATAGATTTCCTATCTACATAGCGAATTCATCATAGTTTTCCAATTAGACACATACCTAGCCTAAAAGCAACAATTTCCATTGCTAATATGAAAATACATTATTTTCTCTCTAGCCCCTAATGTAAAAGGGCTAGAGAGATAAGGAGGAAAGCATTAATGACTATTTTGTTCCTAGATGACTGGAATAGGTATCCAGAAGCAATAGTGGATACTAAGACCAGGAACCAAAGCTATATTGACATGGCTAACGTGTATAAGAAGATGGGGTTAAAGAACTACTATTTCCATTTAGCTTTACACGACAGAACACTACAAGGAGTAGACCCATTTTCACCAGACTTAACCATGGAGCAAATGGCTAGGATTGCTCTGGAGTGTAAGAACAACTTCTGGTACTTCGTAAGGGAGATTGCTACTGCGCCTAACACATCAGGTAACAACTATTACTTAGCCAACCGTGGTAATCTATCATTGTGGTGGTGTTTCTTAAACCACATTCGTTACTTCTTCGTGATGGCTCGTCAGTTAGGTAAATCTAGCTCGATTGACAAGATTAGCGAATGGTGTCTGTTCTTCTGGACAGACATGCGTATTTTTCTATTAACCAAAGACAGTAAACTTAGGGCTGAAAACATCAGGAGAATACAAAACTCTTTTAGACGTTATCCCTATTACTTAAATCCATTAACCAAACTGGATGCGGATAACAGTGAGTTAATCACCGTTAAGAAGAGGAACTGTTACCTAAATACGGGCATCGCTCAAGCTCAACCAGAAAGTGCTGAGCGTGTAGGTCGTGGTTTTAGTAGCCACGTACTCTTGCTCGATGAGGCGGCATTTTGCCTTAATCTAGCGCTAAGTTTCAATTCAGCTTCAGCCTCTCAGAATGCGGCGATTGAAAAGGCAAGGGAAGCTGGAATGCCTTACGGCTGTGTGATTGCTACTACAGCTGGTTCTAAGGACACTGATTACGGGGCTTATGCTTATAAGCTCTATAGTGAAGGTTGTCCTTGGACAGAAGAGTTGTTAGATTGTAAAGATGCGGAAGAATTAGAGAAAAGAGTTAGAGCTGGGTCCAACCCAATGTCAGCTATTGCTAAGAATGGGATTTATGCGGTAACTGGTGTGTTCTCCCACAAACAGCTAGGTAAAGACGATGCTTGGTTGTCTGAAAACGCATCTCGTGCCGGTGTTACTGGCGCTAACTTGTTAAAAGACTTCCTTAACGTTTGGGTATCCGAAATGGAATCTTCTCCATTCAATGTAAAACAAACCCAGATGATGAAAGTAAGTGAAATGGAGCCTCAGGCTCATGATGCCTCTGGCTATATCCATGTTAAATGGTATTACACCGCACATGAAATTGATAAGATCATGAATGAAAAACCAGTCGTAATTGGTATTGATAGCTCTAACATGGTGAATAACGACAATAGCTGTCTGGTATTCGTTGACGCTACTAACCTAGAAATCATTGGTACAGCTTCTGTTAATCGAGTGAATTTGTATAAGTTCTCGCAGTGGTTAAGTGATTTCATGATAAAATACCGTAAAGTCATGATTATCCCAGAGAACAGAAGCAGTGCTCAAGGCATCATTGATTATCTAATTGAAACCTTACCTGCCCATGGTATTGATCCCTTTAGACGTATTTTCAATACCATTGTACAAGAGAAGTCTTCAGACCCACGTAAATTCCAGTTAATGGATTCTCATCCTAACCGAATGAATATCGCTAACCAACACCGAAATACCTTTGGTTATACTACGTCTGGTTATGGTAAGTACTCTCGTGATAACCTCTATAACGAAACGTTATTTAGAGCGATTGACATTTCCGCTGATAAGCTAAAAGACAACCAATTGATTAATGAACTATTGAGTCTAGTGATTGTAAATGGACGAATTGACCATCCTAAAGGGGGTCATGATGACATGGTGATTGCTTGGTTATTGGCTTGTTGGTTTATCTTTAATGGTCGTGAAACTGGTTATTACGACATCAATAGAGGTCGTTTCTTAAGTGAAGTGGCTTTTGCAGGTGAAGTACTAGATGCTAAGACGATACTGAAGAAGAGAGAACAAGATAACTTAAAAGAGCACATTACTGCTCTTTATAACGAAATGAGTAATACGGATAACTACTTCGAATTTGCTAAATTGGAGAAAGAGATTCGTTACTTAGAAAGTAAGTTATCGATAGAGAACAGAGAACAGATGAGTATCTCTGGCATGATTGACGATTTGAAGGAAGGGAAGAAACTCACTACTTTAAGGAAACAACCCAATATGGTTAATGACATTATTGAAGGTTTAACTGATGTTAATACCGATTCATTGGGATTGAATCCTTACAATAATAGGGACGTTTCTCGATTTGAAAACCTATTGACAGGTACCGGTAATAGTAGGGGATTAGACCTAGATTACTGGTTAAGTTAATGGTAAGACAGACTAATACACTCCTCTACCCTCGCAACAGGGGTAGAGGAGTGTATATCGTCTTTTTCATCAACTACTACGAAAGGAGTCTCAACGATGTTGTTTATGGGAAAACTGACAACCGTTTTGCTTGTTTATCTTAGAGGATTTATCGTGAATAACCGAAAAACAATTCCGTTAACAAAACAGCTAATCACGACAGACAAACGACCTCTTTATAGGAACCATCCGGAACCGCCCCGGACTGTTCTTTTCATAGGGTATTGAGTCCCATTTCTTTTATCAGGCAATCAATACCGGCAAGGGTGACAATGACAAATAGAGGTCATTATCGGTGGTATTGATGTACCAGAGAATAATAGGTGTAGCGGTAGCCGGAATATCGAAAGGAATGGTTAAATCTTCATTCCACTTACGAATCGGGAATTCGATGCTGTTGTCCCCCCAAATGATTTTAAACATATTGGGTTTAGGTGCATTAGGTTCTCGATTAGTACGATATTGCGGTAAGGTAGTGTAGTAGACTTTGTTCAAGAAGTCATCTAGGGTAGTACAGCTATTAGCGATATTGATTACATTGCTATTGGTAGCAATGGATTTCACTAAGAGGTGTAAACCTTTACCGTAGGCTGGGTTTTGATAAGCTTCAAAACCAATCTCCCACCTATCATCAGTCTGGTCAGCTGCATTTCTTAAGAAACGCACGTCTACCTGTTGTGGGTGTACGTATTGTCTAAAGGAGTTATTGATGGTCCCTAAGTCAATACCTACGTTCAGCTGTTGAGTAGGTCCGTAGAGCTTACCATTGAGCTGCTGGGTAGGGGAGTTACGGTTGATGTACACGCTATTGGTTACATTATAGAATTGGTTTCTATCTAAGGTAAACAGATACCAATCCAATTGCCAGCCAATATTGTCATTCACCCAACGAGGTACAGGATAGAGTTTCACTGAGTAAGAACCATCTCTCTCGATAATGGTGTACTGGTAAGAACGGGTAATGAAGTAACGGTTGTTGTTATTCACTACGTGTACAGACTTCTCGTTATTAGCCAGATAGTACTTCAGTACCAGAGTACCTTTAGAGGTTACAGTAGATTCGGAAGCTCTATCTAAGTAAAGCAATTCGAATTTATTACCATCTACCGGATAAGTCATGGTAGAACCATCGGTATAGAAGACTTTACCCATTAGGTTAATGGAGTCTTTTAAGATGTTCTCTGGGATTAAGAGATTGGTTTCATCGCTAGAATCAATGTAGAATGATTCTAAAGAGATAGCAGAAATGAATTTATCTGCATCGGATACGTCTCTTAAGAGAGCAGATTTCTCTACAATGAAGTTGGTTCTAGAGAGTACACCACCTTTATCATCGTACACTAAGATAAGAATCATCTCACCTTCTTCTAGACGATGAGAGGTATAGAAGGGAGGTAAGAACCACTGGGTGTGTAGATTTGGGTCTTGCTGTAGGATAGGTTCTAATGGAATGGCATTAGAAATCGGATTAAAGGAGGAATCGTACCTTACTGAAATCGGTGTACCACCAGCTCCTGCTACGGTACCTTTAAAGGCAATAGCGTGGTGAGGTAAACTGCCCTGGATATGGAATTGAGCCGGTACAGTGAGCGTAGGACGAATCACGGAGTCATCGTAGAAGATTTGTCTGGCACACGGGGTAGCTAGCGTACCACCAGCAAAGAAACGACCCATTTCAGTAGTCGTTAAGTCATTGGTAGTCGATTTACTCAATTGTACCAAATCGGGTACCAGGGTAGTCGCATCAATGCTGTTTACTCGATAAACGATTAAGGTATTGATGTCTTCTACGAAGTCATTGACTTTAGGTACGTATTTGTTGTTACCTTCCTGACCTAGGAAGATATCGTGTAGAGCCCATCTTCTCCAGACTTGTGTTTCGTCTACAATAGGCGGATAACCGTCTGTACCCACAATGGGTGCAGGGCCACCAATCCCTCTGGAGTAAATAGGTAGGTTAGACTGAGGCATGTTGAATATACTCCCGAAATAAGAAAGTACTACCTTACTCACCAAAGTAAGGTAGTGACTTTAGATAAACATTAATCAGAAACAGTGGTGTCTAATCGGATACCCGAATGACGTGAAACGCCATGAGAGTGTCTAGTCAGACACTCGAATGAAGTGAGAAGTCTCGATAGCATTATCGTAGAAGACTTCTACTACCCGCCTAAAGAACCTAGCTTGATGGAAGTTCAATGTGGTTACTACTCTTCGATGGGTAGGGTGAATCACCACGTGTTTAAAGGAGATGGATTCTTTTCTATAGTAAGGGTCTACCTTAAATAGAGAACTATACTTAGTGGAAATATAGTTAATCAGCTCCTGATTAGTAAAGAACCTATCCATTGGAAAATCGACTTGTTTCTTCTCTAAGTCATGTAAGAGTTTACTTAACAGAGGAGAGAAGATTTCGTATTTACCAATAATAGCAGGACTGCTGCTAAATGACTCTTCTTCGATGAACTGATTGAGGTAGTTAGACACCTTTCTATCGACTTCATCAGATTCTCTCTTGAACTGATACGTGTCTTTAGGATACGTAAACCGTTTCGGTACTACCACATCTCGAATCTCGTAGGGTTTACCCTCTAGATATTCTTTTCTCTCTTTCATCTCAGTATTGTCTTCACTGAATCCTACTTTGGATTTATCCATGATTCCATTACCGATTTTAATCAAGAAGTTCTTATCTTCGAATATCTCGTATTGCTTATTGCGAGAGACGCGATAGTGATTAACGTAACCTACCTGACGATTGGTTTTAATACCAGTTAGAATGGATTCACCATTAATGGTTTCGGTAGCAGGGAAAGCCATCATTCGGTAGGTGATCTTCTGCTTCATGCTAAACGGATTAATACTGCCTTTGTTAACAATCACCACATTGGGGAAGTCTACAAAGTAGTCAATACCTTCAATTAAGGCACTGCCGTTTAAGAAGACATCAAGAAAACCATAAGGCACTTCTGCTCGTTTACCGGATACCTTACCACCCACTGCAATGTGGTGGTTCATGGTGAACTGCAGTAAACCTCTACTGATATCGACCTCAATATCCTGACAAAGGAACTTCTTATCAGTACGGATTAAGAAGGTGTATTCCTCCTTACTGTACTCCGCATTGCCTTTAATTAAAACGTTTCGAAGTCCATCAGTATCAGTAATGTAAGACCAAGCATCAGTAGCAGTAACATCTTTCCATTTCTCAGGGTGAGTTTCTAGATTCTTCAAACAAGCGAATACTCGGTGTTCTTGATATTCTGGTACAACTGCCTGTAGTTTACCATAGTGGTCTTCAGGCTGACGGGTACCGATACCAGAGACGAATTCTACTAACTTAGTATCTCGATTTACTACCGGATACTGATTCACGTTCTCTAATCGTCTCCACATCAGGAGTTTACCTTCACTATCGTATTCGAATACAGTCACGAGTTTACGATAGGAATAAGGTACATCGACCAGATAACCACCTAGACCATCACTAATGAATTCTTCATGCGAATGAACAGATAATCCAGTATAGTAAGTAGCCGCATTATAACCATAG